CCCGATCATTTGATCTGCGGCGGCTTCGCGCTTTTCCAGGCGCGCCAGGGCGCGGCCCTGCGCCGATAGGCGGCGGCTCATGCGCGCGTCAAGGGATTGATCGATGCTCATTTGAGGGCTCCGGGTTGAATCCCCCCGAAGGGGGACAGGTTGATTAGGCAGGGCATCCATCCATCCACCAACGGGCGACGATTACCGCATTGGCACGATCGTCGGTGCTATGGACGCGCCGCCCGGCAATCAGCACCTCATAGTGGCGCATGTCATCGCACCAATATTCGATGATCTCCACGCGATAGCCGCCGCCTGAAGTCATGCGGCCAATGGTGCGGTGACCCATATCGGGCTCGAAGTCCGTATCGCCCCTGTCGAATCCGTCCCAGCGGCTAGCGCAGGGTGCGGAGTCGCGGAGGTGTTCTGTCAACTTGTCAAACATGGTTCACTCCTGGGTGTTAGGTTGTATCCGTCCTGCCTGTTGCTTAGGCATTGGTGCGGATTGTGGGGGCTGTCAACCCCTTTTGGCCAATGATATTTTTCGATGGGGCCAGCGGGGTCGATAGGGCTGGGCTATTGATGTTCTCCACCTGTTCACCTATGATGGCGGCGGTTTGGTTCAGCGCGAAGCGCATCGGCTCAGTATGAAACCCCCTAAGTTATCCCGTAAGCAATTGAAGGACGCATTGGATACAGTCCCCGTTTCCGTAATCCTCGGCCGTGAGGTAAATCGGGAACTAACACCAAAACAAAGGCGATTCGCCCTGGAGGTGGCGAAGGGAAACACAAAGGCGGACGCCTACAGGAAAGCATACAAAGCGGACGCCGCGCCTTCCACAATCCTGGGTGAGCCCTACCGGGTGGCGGCTAACCCCGCAGTCTCCGCAGAAATCCAGGCCATCGAAGCGGCCATAAGGGCGGCGGAATACGAAACCCCCGCAGGGCTGCGTTCCCTGGTGATTCATTCCCTGGTGAAAGTAATCACCGACCCGGAATCGAAGCCCGGCCAAATTACTGCGGCGGCCAAAGTATTGGGGTCGGTAACCGAGGTGGCCGCATTTACTGAGAGAAAAGAAATCCGCACCATTCGATCTAGCGAGGATACGCGCGCGCAGGTAATGGCCCAGTTGCGTGAGATGCTGAAAGCCCAGGCGGATGACGCCGAGGTGATAGACAACGCGGCCGATTCCCTCCTGGCCGAGTTATCCGGAAGCCGGGGGGAGGTCGACCCCACCCATACCCCACCCCCCGATGCGTCAGATATGGTGGCCCCTCCCCCTACACATACTATCCCACTCGAACGATCATCCCCCCACCCCATTTCCGATTTCTCCCCCTCTGCCGAAGAGTCGATTTCTGCGGACACCCCCCCTTCTTTTTCCAGCGGGACTCCGGACCCCACCCCCTCATTTTTGGGAGACCCCCCGTCAAAGTTAGATTTGCCTAAAAATGAGGCACACACCTCAAACTAATCAATAAATCAATTAGTTTGTTGTTTTCGCCCAACGTTTTACTCACTTTTCATGTCTGAAGTACACCAAAGCGTACCGACCGGCGAGGAGAAGTTATCCACAGTTTCTGTGGATAAGTATGTGGATAAGAGGCGGAAACGGGTTCAGATAGGGGATTTGAGGGCTCGCAGGGGTGATAGGAGTGAGAGAGAGTGCATGGAGATGGAGATGAGCCCGGCGCAGAAGGAAGTGTTTTTGGCGATTGATGAGTGGTGGAAGCGGTTTGGGTACAGCCCGACTGTGAGGGAGATTGCGTATGTGACTGGGAGGAGTGGGGTGAGTGGGGTTCACAAGATCGTGAACCGGCTGGTGAAGTTGGGGGTGGTGAAGAAGATGGAAGGGGCTGGGAGGACGATCCGGCCTGTGTACATCAACTTTAGGAATCTGGAGTGACTACTGTTTCACATATAGATGTGGGAGGTGTCAAGATTGACACCTTGGCTTATCTTGGGGACCGGGTGAAGCGGGCTCGGAAGGAGCGTGGGTTAACTCAGGGTGAGTTGGCGAAGTTGGCTGGGTGTTCTGTGCAGACGATTACGAAGTTTGAGGCTGGCAAGGACATCTATGCGGCGACGTACATGGGCATTTGCCGCATCTTAGGAATCAAGATTACGTTCAAGCATGAAGTTGGATGACCTTATCAGTCAGTTGAGCGTGGCTGACCAAGAGAAGTTGCTCAATCAGGTCAGTGAATACAAGATGGCGCTGGAGAGGGAGCGGTGCCAGGGGTCGTTCTTGGCTTTTGTGAAGAAGATGTGGCCTGGGTTTATCTCGGGGAGACATCACGCTGTTGTGGCTAAGGCCTTTGAAGGTATAGCCGATGGGTCGATCAAGAGGCTGGCCATCAGCATGCCTCCTAGACATACGAAGAGTGAGTTCGGTTCGTACCTGTTTCCGGCTTGGTTTTTGGGAAAGTTCCCTGACAAGAAGGTGATGCAGTCCTCGAATACGTCGGAACTCGCTGTCGGCTTTGGCCGGAAGGTCCGGAACTTGGTGGATTCGGAGCAGTACCACGAGGTGTTTCCCAATGTTCGGCTGAGACAGGACTCCAAGAGTGCGGGCCGGTGGGCTGTGAATGACCGTGGGGAGTATTTCGCTATCGGTGTGGGCGGAACCATGACCGGTCGGGGTGCGGATGTGGTGATCATTGATGATCCACATTCGGAACAAGAGGCGACCTTAGCCGCTGGGAACCCCGGAATCTACGATTCGGCCTATGAGTGGTACACCTCTGGCCCGAGACAGCGCCTTCAGCCTGGAGGAGCGATCATCATCATCGCCACAAGGTGGTCAGATAGGGACCTGATTGGTCAGGTTCTCAAGGATTCGGCCAAAAGAGGCAAGGATGAGGAGTGGAAAGTCATCGAATTCCCCGCAATTCTTCCTTCGGGGAACCCACTTTGGCCTGAATTCTGGCCGTTGAACCTCTTAGAAGACCTAAAAGCCGAACTTCCGATCTCCAAGTGGAACGCTCAATATCAACAAACGCCAACTGGCGAAGAAGGGGCGATGATCAAGCGGGAGTGGTGGCAGATTTGGGAGAAAGACGACCCTCCGCAGTGCGAATTCATCATCCAATCTTGGGATACGGCCTTCACGAAGAACGAAAGGTCCGACTTTTCGGCCTGTACGACCTGGGGCGTCTTCAATAAGGACGAGAATGAACGCGATCCCCACCTGATCTTGTTGGACGCCTTCCAAAAACGGATGGAATTTCCCGAACTGAAGGACAAAGCCTACGAGATGTACAAGGAGTGGGAGCCCGATGTGTGTCTCATCGAAGCAAAAGCCGCCGGAGCGCCGCTTATTTACGAATTGCGGCAGATGGGGCTTATTGTTTCTGAGTACACCCCAACAAGGGGGACGAAAAAAGTCCCAAACGACAAGTTTGCTCGCCTGAGTTCGGTGGCCGACATCTTCAGATCAGGAAAAGTGTGGATTCCCGACAGGAGATGGGCTCACGAGGTGGTCGAACAGATGGCTGCTTTCCCAAATGCGGAGCACGACGACTTGGTGGATTCGACCGTACAGGCTATGCTTCGCTTTAGGTCCGGCGGTTTGATCAAACTCGAATCAGACGAGAGAGATGAACCCTTCGTTCAGCCGCGCAAGGCGGCGTATTACTGAGGATTAACATGGCAACCAATATCGACCCGGCAATGGTTCCCCTCCTCCCAGAAGAGATGGGAGATGAACCAATGGTTGAGATTGAAATTGAAGACCCCGAATCTGTCAAGATCGGGATGGGCGGGTTGGAGATCGAATTGGAGCCGGAAGCAGAAACTGCCGAAGACTTTGATGCCAACCTCGCGGAATACATGGACGACGGAGACCTTCAGTCTCTGGCCTCTGACCTTGTTGGTCTTGTAGACGCCGACATCAACAGTCGCAAAGACTGGGCCGACATGTATGTCAAAGGACTCGAAGTCCTTGGCATGAAGTACGAAGAACGAGCAGAACCCTGGCTTGGCGCCTGCGGTGTCTACTCTCCTATCCTGACCGAAGCGGCCATTCGCTTCCAGTCCGAGATGATTACCGAGACCTTCCCGGCTCAGGGTCCTGTCAAGACCCAGATCATTGGCGAAGTCACCCGCAAAAATGAAGATGCGGCAGAACGTGTCCGTGATGACATGAACTACCGCCTGACAGACGAGATGATTGAGTACCGTCCTGAGCATGAAAGACTCTTGTACTCCCTCGGTCTGGCTGGTGCAGCATTCAAAAAGGTTTACTACGATCCGACCATTGGACGCCAGACAGCCCCGTACATTCAGGCAGAAGACCTGATCATTCCCTACGGCGCTGCCAATGTTTACACCGCAGAGCGCGTCACCCATGTGATGCGTAAGACGGAGAACGATCTCAACAAGTTGATGGCCGCTGGCTTCTACCGTCACACCGAACTGGGTGAGCCGGTCAGAATTTTTACTGACATCGAGAAGAAGAAAGCAGAAGAGCAGGGCTACACCCTTACCGATGATGATCGGTATCAGGTGCTTGAGATTCACGTTGATTGGAATCTGAAGGGCTATGAAGACACGGATGATGAAGGCGAAGAAACGGGTATTGGCCTCCCCTACGTCATCACCATCGAACGAGGTACCTCAACGGTTCTATCAATCCGACGGAACTGGGATGAGCGAGACCCCCGAAAACTCAAGCGACAGCACTTCGTTCAGTACACTTATATCCCTGGCTTTGGTGCTTATGGCCTTGGCTTCATTCATATTGTTGGTGGCTATGCTCGTGCAGGGACCGCAATTATTCGCCAGTTGGTGGACGCAGGCACACTCAGCAATCTGCCGGGTGGACTCAAAACAAGAGGTCTCCGTGTCAAGGGCGACGACACGCCTATTGCACCAGGCGAGTTCCGAGATGTAGACATCCCCTCCGGGGCGCTGCGTGACAACATCATGCCGCTTCCGTACAAGGAGCCTAGCCAAGTTCTAGCGGCTCTCCTTGAAAAGATCACCGATGAAGGCCGTCGCCTTGCTGCTATTGGTGATTTGAAGTTCAGCGACATGTCGTCCCAAGCACCAGTGGGTACGACGTTGGCTCTGCTTGAGCGGCAACTCAAGACGATGTCTGCTGTTCAGGCTCGCGTGCATGCAAGCCTGAAGATGGAGTTCAAACTCCTGAAGCAGATTATTCGTGACTACATGCCGCCGGATTATTCCTACATCCCCGTAGGAGGAAACCGCGCTGCCAAGCAGTCTGACTATGACTTGGTTGAGGTGATCCCGGTCTCTGATCCAAACGCCGCCACGATGGCGCAGCGGATCATGCAGTACCAAGCCGCTCTCCAATTGGCTCAGGGCGCTCCTCAAATCTATGACCTGCCCCATCTGCATCGTCAGATGTTGGAAGTTCTTGGCATCAAGAACGCCGAAAAGTTGGTCCCGGTCGAGGCAGACCAGAAGCCCCGCGATCCAATCTCGGAGAACATGTCATTCCTGACCGGCAAGCCTACAAAAGCATTCATCTATCAGGACCATCAGGCCCACATCGCCACTCACATGGCGTTGCTCCAAGATCCGATGGTGGCTCAGATGATCGGGCAGTCTCCGATGGCGCAACAGATGGGTGCAGCCATCATGGCTCACGTCGCAGAGCACATGGCCTTTGCGTACCGTCAGCAGGTCGAGGAACAGTTGGGCGTGCCGCTTACTCCGCCCGATGCTGAACTGGATGAGCAGACAGAGGTGCAAATCTCCCGTCTGGTTGCTCAAGCCTCTCAGCAATTG